CCACGTTCTTATAGTTATGGTCGATGAACTCGCTCAGGTTGCCTAAGTCAGGTGCCGCGCTCATAATTGTTCGAAGTATTTAGAGATTAACTGCTTCGCGTTCTCAATCTCAAGCGCATTGTGCCGGTATAGGTAGAGGTCGCTGAACTTACCAGACTGCTTCACCTTTGGCGGTATGCCGATGTAGTAAAAATTCGCAGGGTTGAAGCCCATCAGCATCGAGTACCATACCGCCTGAACGTGGTTGAGGTGCCGTATCATATCCTCGGCGAATGCCTGCATCGTTGGTGCGCTTGTGGTCTTAACATCGGCAATTATGCCCTCGCTTATCCAACACAAGTCCATCATTCCCTTCGCCTCGCGTTTGATGCCATCGACCTCAATGCTTCCGAGCTTGATGTATTCGTGATCTGATTCATTAAACAATCGGGCAAGCATCGGCAATTCGTTAATCGCTGTGTAAACATTTCGCACAGGTTCAGGCATCTTAATGAATGGCTGTTCGAGTAGGTCAAAGTGAAACGCAGCACCGGCATCGAGCGCGGCTTGTGCGTAGCTTATATCGCCTGTATAGTGGCGTTTAATCCTACTCGCGCTCGTTGCTGGGTGCTTAATGTATTGTTCGCGTGTCATAAACAAAGGCATAATATTCTTTTCCTAATTGCAGAGAATCGAGTGCACCTTCATTGAATGCTTCAGTAATTTGATGTACTTCCATCGCTTTTGCTTGCTCGAATGCCTCGGTTATTGCTTCGCTGAAATTTACATTTGCTTCGTCATTTTCATGGTACTCAATGAATATCTTGATGACACGATCGTAGAAATAGTCTGTTGCTGTTTTCTTTTTCATTGCTTTGATTCTTTAGGTTCCTTAGATTCTTTGAATTGTTCGATTTGCTCAAGTGATATGAATATTTGCAGCTCATGGCAGTACCTTGTGAATAGCAAAGGCTGGCCGTGCTCAACAATAAACTCACGCGGTATGTTCCATGTCGAGAATTCATCAATGATGCGCACCGTATCGAAGCGCGTTGCCTCTGTGATTAGCTTATGATTTAGTCCATAGGCATTGCGCTTAATTAGTAAGTGCTTCATCCGGCTTCGCTTAACGATTAATGTGCGCGTGCTCATGTCGATGTCCCCGATGTATTTCGGCTTCGGGTTTAATTCGTTGTTGGCTAATTGAATCGACACCGTGAGCTTATCGTTATTGCGGTTTACGATTATCCTATTGCCGCAAGTGTCGTCAATGTACGCTGAGTTATCGTTGATTTTCATTAGATTTCCTCCCAGTTTTCAATGCGTTTGTAAACTTTATATCCGGCATCCTTAACCATTTGAATTGCGGCTTCGAGCGTTATTACGCCATAGGTAGGCTTTTCAACCCCAAGGGATAGCTGGCCTTGTTTATTGCATTGCTCATTAATTTCGGCTGCTTTCTGCATAACTTGAATATATGATTTTCGGCTAAAGCGCGAACCTACAACCCAGTTGCTATATGTAGAAGAACCAAATCCAAGTGCAACACTAAAATTTTTATGGCTAAAAGGCGTTTTTTGTCTTACCTTTTCAAGCATAGCTATGATTTCTTCATGCTTATACTTTGTAAATTTATAAGCATTTCCATTTTTTAATACGCCTCTAATGGCCGCTGTTGATTTCTTTTGCTCTTGCTCTTGTTTTTGCTCGGCAAGATGTTTCTTAATCGAAATTGTTGGCCTTGTTGCAATTGCGCCTGAAAGGGTGTTTTTTTGATTTGTTTCCATGATTATCTGATTATTTGAGTTTTAGATTCGTAAAGTTCAATGCCATCGATGCTATCCACCCCAAGCTCCTTCATTGCTTTAGGCAGTCCGGTCAATAGGTCTTCAGCGGTTAGGTTCCCGACTGCGAATTGAACAGATAGCACCTTCAGCCAGTCCACCTCGCCATTGGTTCGCGCTTTAATCGTGGTGCGCACGTTCTTAGTGTGGTTCGTCTCAACGCTGGTAGTGTATAGGCTATCCGTAAACGATGCCATAATATCGTTAATTGATTGCGCTTGTCGCATCGCTGCCTCTGCCTCTTCCCTTAACCGTGCTTCAGCCGCAGCGCGTTCAACTGCGAGCTTCTCATGGTAATCGACCATGCGCTGCTTCGCCGATTCGATAAACTCATTGAGAGGTGCGATGGTATCTTTCTCGAGCTTCATCAATTCCTTTTTGAAAGCATCGAGCGGCGTTGTTACTTCCTTACGCGCTGCTTCGATTGCCTTAACTGCATCGCTTACCTCCTTAACAGCGACATTCATAGCCTCATAAGTTTGCTTATTATCAATGTCAAAAGCTATTAAAATAGGCGTACCAGAGCTGATAGGGCTATTTACTTTTTTAGAATATTTATCTATCGTAGCCTGCGCGTTTAATGTTTTAGGCGAATTAATCGCGAGGTATATTTTTTCAATCGGTATTTGTACCTTTGCCAGTGTGTTCATGTTTGTTTCTATTAGTGTGAGAGGGGCGGCACTTTACCGCCCCTTAATTGTTTAACAGCGTTAATCCCAAGGTAGGTCATTCGCTGCTTTTTGTCCGAATATATCGTCAATATCAGGCAGCTCTTCAAAGTTCTGCGGCGGTTTATTAAACGCTGACTTCTGCTCGTTGCGACTCATTGCGATGTATTCATCCGATTCTTTAATCTTATCTTGAATGAACTCGGGCAGCTTGGCGAAGGTAGCTTGATCGTGCGCGGTTGGCGTGTAGGTGAACGCCTCGTTAATTGGTGCCGGGCATTCGTAGCCCTTCATCAGCGGAGCGAAGCTGATAATATTTGCGTAGGTGTTCTCGCCTTTCGTTACGTGAGCGATATTAACCATGCACGTTTTACCGAGCATCTTGAATATGTCGAGTTTTGCTGCTTCGGCATCGCTTAACTTTTTGCCCATCCATGCTGAAATGTCGCGGCGTAGTAAGGCCTTTTCATTCATCGAAAGCGTGTAGATGCTGCGAACATAATAGGGTTGTTCGCCTCTGCTTTCATCAAATACTGCCAACTCGGTAGGTAGCTCGAATAGGAATTGAACTTTGCGCTTTTTGCCGGGATAGTTACCGCCCTGCTCAGTGGTTCCGAGGTCAATGATTTGATAGCAGCGTGCAGGGTAGCTGCCTTCGGGTGCGATTTGGCGGTTCGATTGTCCGCCGATTGGTGCTGTTAAAGCCATGATATAAATGTTTAAGGGTTAAAGGTTATCGGATTCGAGTGATTGAATAAGGTCGCGGTTAATGCCATCGATTACGCTGGTAAACCTATCGACATAATCAGCGCGAGATAGTGGCTCGAATAATCGATGCTCGGCTGGTACGCCCTCGACTTGCTCGCGGTGGAATTTACGCGCCATGTTTGCCGCGCCTGAATCGCAGCGTGTGTGAATGCCCTTTTGGCATCCGTGTGAAACGAGCAAGGTCATAACGCCGCTGAGGTGATCGTAATGGTAGAACTCTGTGCGCTCGTAGTTTTGAAATGTGGTACTTGTGTCCATGTGTATAAAGGTTTAAGAGATTAAAGGTTTGAAATTGCTGCGATGAGTTTAAGTTTTAAGGAATCAAAAGTTGCATAAGTCTTATGAAAGTCATCGCTACCGATGTAGCTCGCATCTTCCTTAATTGCCTTGTTCAATTGTTCGCGAAAAAACAATACTGACTGAAAGGCATCGAGCACCTTTGTATGCTCATTGTTGCGGTTGCAATTGTGCTTAACAAGCGAAGTCAATACTTCGATGCGTGCTTCGGCATCGTTCTGATTTTGTGTGATTGTGTTCATGGTGTAAGTGTGTAATTGTTTAACACTGCAAACATACAACTATTATTTGAACCTGCAATACACGAACAAAGAAAAAAGCAATTATTTTTTTCCTTAACTTACAACTCACTGATTTACAACGCGCCTAATTTTGCGCCCTTGTAATTCCGACACCAACAAGCCCCCCAAGTGCGAAAGCGAATGCGCGTGTCTCATACCACTTCTTTGGAGGCTCGGCCACGATTATATTGTTCATGCCGGTGACATGCACGTATGGATTGTCGATTCCAAGTCTTACCACCTTGTCGCGCTTACGCGATAGGAAGCCTTTACGCAGCGTATCTCCGATTGCAACGGTATAAGATACCGGAATTACGATTGAGTCCAACTGAAGCCGCCCTAAGCGGTTAATTTGCCCACCTATCTCGAGCCACTTACCCGGCCTGTGGAAGTAACGCGGTAGCCTCATGTGCGGAAAGCTATCGATATACACCGTTTCACCCAGTTCAATCTCGGTCTTGACAACTGTCCGCGTTTGGTATTTTACCACCACTTCAGGCTCACGCAATTCCAATGCTCGCAGTTTGGTGCCTGCCGCTGCCAGCTGCACACCTTGCGAATACATGCGCGTGCTATCTCTCGCAATGCGTACCGTGTATTCATTATTCAGCGAATCGAGATACATGGCATTGCTTTCGGCCTCGCCTAATGCCGCGCAAGTGCGCATTAATAGCAGCAATAAGAATAGGCATATTGCAAATAGGCTTAACGTGCTGATGTTGTTTTGCTGCATAGTATAAGTTCGTTTAATCGTTTGAGGTACGTGCTTTTATCGCGCAGCTCGTTTAGCAATATATCGCCCGCCACCTTAATCGGCATTGCCCGCTCGGCTATGTAAACTGCCAGCACCTTCACAAGTCGCTCATCGCATTCGCAATCGGTCGCTGGTAGGTTGCTCATAATTGCCGCGTTGCTTTTTTGACTAAGAGCCTGATGACAGTATCAAGCTTGTCAACACTATCCTCGAGCATCTTCATCAGGCCTTCGCGTTCCTGATCGGTTGCCCAGGTGTGCTCATTTATCATCTTGACCAAGCCACCGATTGATGTCAATGGCTGGCGCAGCTCATGGGATAAGGTGAAGCGAAACTCTTCAAGCAATATCTTCTGCCGTTCATATTCATGGCTGCTGATGGATGTCACATCGACCAATTGAATACCGATTAGATGCAGCATATCGACAATGGCGTACACGTTCCACATGTTATACCGCTCAGATGCCATCTTTTGGCGTGTCTTTGCGTAGGCCCTTACCGGATCGGGTGACTTGCTCTGTGCCTTCCTGATGGCGTTGAGCAGCTCATCACGATCGGAATCATGGGCAGCAATGTCGAGTATGTTGCCGGGCTTGATGTGGCTGCTGTACTCCCTGAACAAATCATTGGAGGTGACAATCTTGCCGTCCTTGTCGGTTATCACATAGAAGAGGTCGATACTCGACTCAAGGATGTGCAGGGATGCCATATGGCAAAGTTACTAAACTTTGCGCAAATCTTGTATCAATGCACTCCAAGCAGGCACACAACCGAGCGCATATTTAACAGTCAATAGCATTGTGAATGTTAGCACAATTCCGTTGGCAAGTATATCGTAATTCATAGGCATTTCACTTTGCGGCTCATTTCTTACAATCTGACTTTTGGGGATGTAATACGTGGCAGCTGGGTACAAAGATACATCGCACGGCTGAATTGTATCGAATGCCGTGAGCACTTTCGGCTTTAACGGTGTGGCAATCACAGCCTGAAAGCTCTCGCGGTTGGCTTGCGCAAAAGAGGTATCGGCATGAGCCGCTTCCCAGCTCATGGTATCGAGGTTTATCTTGTTATGCCTCGCAATTTTCACGGTGTCTCTACGAATCTGCTGCATCGCTCTTGGCTTTTGGGATATATCCTGCTGCTATTAGTGCTGCAATAATGGCTGTTAATGTCTCGGCTGTTATCACTTTGAATATGAGCAAAAAGATTGATACCAGAATCATCAGCGAGCCGATTGTGCTGCGCCAATGCTTTACAATCACATCAATCACTCGCCTTGGTTTGGTAGTTCTTTTTGGCATATGTGAATATACGCCAAAACCTTACCCACGTTTGGGCAACGTGGGGCTAAAAATTACACAATGAGAAATAGAGGTTAGCCTCTTCGCGGCGGCGATTGGTAAGCCCTGTGAGCACTTTGCCGCCTGCCTTATTCCAGCGTAGGAACTCATCCAAGATGCTCGGGTCGGCTGCGTTGGCTTTCGCCTTGCGCATCAGCGTGGACTTCACCAACGCGCCAGTCCCTACGTTGTAGCTGAAAACCACAAGCGCATCGAACTGGCATTGGTTGAGGTTAGGTAGGTGCTTATTGACTGCATCCTCGAACGGCGAAAGCGTTGCAAGTAGCAATTGCGTTGCTTCCTTTTCGCCTGTTAGCTTCTCGCCGAGCATCACCTTCTTGCCGTTCGGGTAGCGTGTCGAGCCGTAGCCTATGGTCGGCACGCCGGCAGGGCATAGGTATGAACTAAGCCGCAAGCCCTCATACTTCTTAATCAGATTCAGACCGAGAAGCGAGGTGGAGCGCATTAGATTACTAAATATTGTGCTGTTACAAAGACATACGAGAACAAATCGCCAGCGGTGTTAGATGTAATATTAATTTGAATTGTACTGCCTGATGGAATTGAGTTTAACCCCAAAGCAGTTACGTTGCTAATATTTGTATCGAACGTGATTGAACCATTAACTTGCCTTGGTCCTGAAAAGGTAGTAGCAACGGGAAGGCTTAATTCAAATGCCGCATCTGTTTGGGCTGCATCGAG